ACTTAGTATGATTCTTTAATACTTGGTATTGAACTTTATTACTCTCCCACAGCTTCAGTATGCAACTTTATTACTCAGTATGATACTTTAATACTTAGTATGAAACTTTATTACTCTCCCACAATCGCCTGGAGCTTTGCTGCTCCATTGGTAATAAATAATACGCTCATTGAGCGCATACGTCAAGCGCTAAATGTAAAAAAGAATATTTTTCCGATGGGGCAGTATGCCCAGTCCGGCTAAGCGCATAGGTAATCGAACGGATAGACACCACCTAAAAAATATTGTCACGTTTTGGGAATACTTGACACAAACAAACTGATGTAATCTAACCATGACTACATCAGCTGAAATGCTCGCAAAATACACCGCCGCCGAAGCCGCCATCCTGGACGGCCAAATCGTGCGCTTTGGTGAGCGCCAATTAACCCGAGCCAATCTAATCGAAGTGCAAAACGGCCGCAAAGAGTGGGAGCGCCGCGTTGCCGCTGAACAAAGAATCGCACGCGGCGGCACATCGCCGCGCTACCAAACCCCGGATTTTAGCTAATGAATATCCTGGACTCGGTCATTGCCTCCATATCCCCGGAAAAAGCCCTACGCCGGATGCAAGCCCGCCGTGCATTAACCGCGATGGCCGCTTACGAAGCCGCAAAACCGACCACACTCCGCAAACAAAGCCGGGACTCCGGCAGCGGCGACCGCTGGGTTGCTCAGGCCGGTCCCAATCTACGCAACCAAGCCCGTTTTTTAGACGCTAACCACGATCTAGCTAAAGGCGTTTTAAACGCCCTGGTCAATAACACCATCGGCGCCAACGGCATCGGCATCGAGCCGCAGCCGCGCACCTTTACCGGAGAGATCCACGACGATCTAGCCGACCAGCTGTTACGCCTGCACAAAGACTGGGCAAAAAAACCCGAATGCACCTTTACCGAAAACCTCGCCGGCATGGAGCGCCTATTGTGCCGCACATGGCTACGTGACGGCGAAGTGCTGACAAAAAACCTGCTCGGCACAGTGCCTTATCTGGATCACGGCACCGCCGTACCGTTTACGTTAGAAATGCTGGAGCCGGACATGCTGCCGCTGATCTATGACGATCCGGCCAAAAACATCGTGCAGGGCATCCAGCGCAACGGCTGGGGCCAGCCTAAAATTTATCACCTGTACCGCAATCATCCCGGCGACTACAACGTATTTACCGCTAAAGCCCTGGATTTAATCCCGGTCAGCGCAGATTTAATCAATCATTTGCGCATGCGTGATCGCCTAAGCCAAATGCGCGGCGTGTCGATCTTTGCCACCGTCATGACCCGCTTGGATGACATCAAAGATTACGAGGAGTCCGAGCGCATTGCCGCCAAGATTGCCGCATCGATGGCCGCTTACATCAAAAAAGGCCAGCCCGATGGTTACCAAGCCGACCCTAATGGACAGCCGCGCACATTAAGATTTTCGCCCGGCATGGTCTTTGATGATCTCGCTGAAGGCGAAGAGATCGGCATGATCGACACCAACCGGCCAAACCCAAACGCCTACAACTGGCGTAACGGTCAGCTCCGTGCCGTTGCTGCCGGTGCCGGTGTTAATTACTCAACCATCGCCCGCGATTACGACGGCAGCTACTCCAGCCAGCGCCAAGAACTCATTGAGGGTTGGGTTAATTACAGCATCTTAACATCGGCATTTATCAATGGACTGTCCCAGCCAAACTGGGAAACTTTTGTATCGATGGCGATGTTATCCGGACAAATAAAAATCCCTGTCGACGTCGATCCGCTGACGCTGGCCGACGCCTTATTTATCGGCCCCTCCATGCCGTGGATAGACCCATTAAAAGAAGTCAAAGGCAACACTGAAGGCGAGCGCTCACTTTACATCACCGGCCCCGAAATTATCCGTAAACGCGGCGGCAACCCACGCGACGTACTGGAGCAGGAAAAGCGCTGGCGTCGGCAACTCAGAGACGCGGAACTAATCAGCTCCAGCGATCCGGCTAACGACAAACAACCGGGGGCAGTTGCTGCCGCCGATAACCCAGGAGCAGCAAATGGCTAATCAGTGGTATGCAATAAAAGCCAAAGGTGAAAAAGCCGCCGAAATCAATATTTATGGCGACATCGGCGAGAGCTGGTGGAATGACGAATCCATTACCGCTAAAAAATTTGTCCAGGATATTGCCGCGCTCGGCGTCGAAACACTGACCGTCCGTATCAACAGTTACGGCGGCTCAGTATCCGACGGCATCGCTATTTACAACGCACTCAAGCGCCATAAAGCCCGTGTCACTATAGCTGTCGACGGCGTTGCGGTCAGCATCGCCTCATTAATTACCATGGCTGGCGACAGTGTCGAAATGGCCGAAAACGCGCTAATGATGATCCATGCGCCGTGGTCATGGACTGAAGGCAATGCCAACGACATGCGCAAAGCCGCCGATGTCCTGGATACCTTTGCGGCAGCAATGGCAACCAGCTACGCCAACAAAACCGGAAAAAGTCAGGATGAAGTCATGTCCTGGTTAACTGACGGCGAAGATCACTGGTTTACCGCTGCCGAAGCGCAAGCCGAAAACCTGATCGATACCGTAGTTGATGCCTTGCCCATTGCCGCGCAATTTAATTTAAACCGCTTCAAAACCATCCCGGCAGCCGCCGGAATTTTTAATAAACCTCCAAAACAGGAGAGCACCATGCCAAAACCAGGCGAAAACGCACCGGCGGCGACCGTTAACCCACCAGCCGCCCCAGCCCCAGCCCCAGCTGCCCAAAGCCCCGAAGACATCAAGGCTCAAGCCTTGGCCGAAGACGGCCAGCGCCGCGGCGACATCCGCGCACGATTTAAACCCTTTGCCAAGATGGCCGGCGTTGATGAGATCATGAATCAATGCCTTGATGACCACAAAATCAGCCCTCAAGCGGCTGCCGATAAGTTAATGGCAAAGCTCGGCGAAGGCATTGAACCCTCTGCCGGTGGATTTGTATCACGCATTGAAAACGGCGAAAGCGATCATGAGAAATTTGCTAAGGGCGTAGGCCAAGCGATCATGGCCCGCTGCGGCGTCGAAAAGCACGATCCACAAAACGAATATCGCCGTCATCGTCTGGAAGATATTGCCAAAGCAAGTCTTGAATTATCCGGCCGGAATATTAAAGGCATGGACCGCATCCAGCTGGTCAAATCCGCGCTGTCAATGCGCCCGGCCGCATACGGACAAACCACCAGCGACCTACCGGTATTGCTGGAAAACGTCATGCATAAAATGGTGTTAACCGCTTACGACATTACTCCCGATACCTGGACGCGCTTTTGCAAACAGGGCACCGTCTCTGATTTCCGCGAGTGGCTACGTTTGCGCACCGGATCAATTGGCGATATAGAGGATGTCAACGAAGCGGGGGAATACAAAAATATGACCATTCCAGACGCCGCAAAGGAGGGAATTCAGGCCAAACGTCGCGGCGGCATCATCAAGATTACGCCGGAAATCATCATCAATGACGACATCGGCTTTATCAGCGACATCACAACAATGATGGGCCGCGCCGCAAAGCGCACCATTGAAAATCGCGTCTATGCGCTGCTGGACTCTAACCCGGCGCTAAAAGATGGCGTGGCATTATTCCACGAGACCCATAAAAACCTCGCGGGCACTGGGGCCGGGACATCTGTTGCGGCATTATCGGCCGGGAAGTCGGCAATGATGAAACAAAAAGACCTGAGCGATAAGGAATTTTTAGACATCCGCCCGGCAATTTGGCTGGGTAGTATCGATGACGCCGAAGAAGTGCGTGTGCTGATCGATGCCAAATATGATCCCGATGCATCTAACAAGTTGGAGCGGCCCAACAAGATCAGAGGCATGGTGCGCGACGTTGTTGATACTCCGCGTATTGATGGCAATGAGTGGTATCTGTTCGCCGACCCTGCCGTTGCTCCGGTTATTGAAGTTGCATTTCTGGATGGTCAATCCGAGCCGGTCCTGGCGATGGAAGAAGACTTTAGCACCGCAGGCCTAAGCTACCGGGTAGAGCATCCGTCGGCAATCGGTGCCATAGGTTTTGAGGGCGCTTACAAAAACGCAGGCGCTTAAACCCCGCCATTATCAACCTACAAATTAAAGGATAGTCAACATGGCTAAAAATTATATCAAACCCGGCGATGTAGTCGACTGGGCAAATGGTACCGGAGCCGCCGTTTTAAGCGGCGATCCGGTCGTTATCGGTAATCAACAAATGGGCATTGCCTTGGTTGGTATTGCAACCACTGGCACTGGATCGGTTGCAAAAGAAGGCATTTTCTTATTACCTAAAAACACCAGTGATGCGGTCGTGCAAGGGCAAAAGCTCTGGTGGGATGCAGCTGCAACAGAAGTCATCAACGCCCCGGCGATCAATGCGTATTTTATCGGCTATGCCGATCAAGCCGAGTTGGCTGCAACGGCAACCGTACTGGTTGACCTTGAGGAATTTAATGAGGAGGGTCCGCGGGCATTAACGTTGTCCGCAACCGGTGCGCAAACGCTCAATGTCGGAGATTTTGGCGGCGGCGACTTGATTTTATTCGCGCCGAATACCGCCGCCCAAACAGTCAATCTTCCGAGCGTGGCCGCTATTCCTCCAGGGTCAAAGCTATTTGTGCGCAAAACCTCAGCCGACGCTCAAGCCGTAACGCTTGATCCGGCAGCTAGCGAAACCATTGCCGGTGGCGCAACCTTTGCGACCATTGATGCGGCCAATGACCTTGCGCAGTTTGTATCGACCGGGGCGGCTTGGGCGCTGATGCATTCAATCATCGCCTAAGCAATATTCTGATATTTAGCCATTAATGGACAAGATGATGCCTGCAAAAGACCCGTTATCGTATTCGATGATCACTTATGTCTGGGTATTCGGCATATCGCTGTTAGGCGGTATTGCTGGCTACATCCGCAAAATAAAAACCGGTCATTGCCGGTTTTCGGTTTCCGAGCTGATCGGAGAGCTGGTTATATCAGGATTTGTCGGTGTTTTGACTTTTTTCATGTGTGAATCAGCGCAAATGCAGCCGGTTTTGTCGGCGGCGTTTATCGGTATTAGCGGGCATATGGGTAGCAGAGCGATTTTGATTTTTGAAAAGCTTGCGCAGTCCAGATTGGAAAAGTGGTTGGTTAAATAATGGCAGCTAAAACACTAGACCAAGGATATCTATGACAAAAACTACTCCAGTTGGAGCCAAATTAGTGACAACCCTGCTCGACAATGCATCAGCCGTCGCAACGTCAGAAAGCTGCGCTATTAGTCCGGGATCAAGAGTTATTCAGAGCGTGCTAACCGGCAGCGGCGCCGTGTCGGCAACAGTTGAGTGGTACGGATCAAATAGTCCGTCAACCGCGCATGGTGTATTGATTGCGACCTCGTATTTATCCGGCACCCATAGTGACTCATCCGGCGATTATATCGCGGCGGAGTGGCCATACATGTATATCAAATTAACAACTATTAGCGGCACATCGGCATCAGTTACCGCAACAGTGGGGGTCTAGTGATGAGCGCGTCTGTATTAACAGCCGCCAGTGGGCGCCAGGCCAATAGTCGTCTGGTGTTTGATAAGGCTGACTCATTTAGCCCGGTTTTCACAAAAACCGCCGCGGGCGCATTGAGCATAAAAGCGGACACAGGGCTGGCTGTTGGAAATGATCTGGTTAAATTCAGATTCGACACCGCTGTCGTTATGCCGACACTTAACGGTGGCATCGATTACGCTATCTATGTGTGCTCTGATGGTAGCGTCAGGGCGGACTCTAATTTTACTAGCCCGACCGGATACACGACGAACAATAGTCGTTTGATCGGCGGGTTCCACTACGGACTGGTTGCGGCTGGTGAAACGGTAGCGGGTGGCTCCTTCGCAACAACCGGCCCCGGCATGATTTGGACTCAATCAGATGTTGACAAGCTTGCAGGCATCAACCACTACTCAATATGGGACTTAAGGTTTAGACCTAAAT